CATTGGCGTAGCCCACGGTGAAGAGCGACTTAAAGGACGCTCCCTTGCTCCCCCGCTTATTGCTAGGTGAAGGGTCACCATACACCACTACAAAGGGAAGCTTACGAAGTGGTGGGCACTCTCCCCACTGTAGCTCCGTAAATACAGTACCCTCACTGATGGGGTTATTGTAGTACTCCTGCTGGATAGCTGCGGTGGAGAGCATGGAGAGGAATTGGTCTATATCCTTCTCACTATTCTTCGCCGCCCATGAGCTTCGCCCATTCTCATCTCTGATGTTGATAATATCGACGTGACTTGCTTTCTCAATCGCCCTTGTGATGGTGCAATCTTTAGCGATGATATTACCATTGAAGAGGATACGATAGTCACCACTCACGGAGAGTGTAGGGACTAGTGCCTTCTCAATCCAAGCCCACTTCGTCTTAATCCGCTCAGGATTTCGACACTCCTCATCGGTGTCAATATCATCGACAAGAATAAAATCGGGGCGAGCTGCTTCATTACGAGTACCACGAGGGCTTTGTCCTGCACCTACGCCTCGGAAGCTCACACCACCATTGGTGGTAAAGTCGGTGTCTGTCCAGCTACCTGCTTTGGGCTGCTCACCATAGTCCTGACGAATACGAGGTGACCGCTCCAGCACAATCTTAAATGGGGCGAGCAACCTCTCCGCATTATCCAGCGAGTTACTGATGAGGAGTATATTCTTAATCTCACCTGTGAGTGCTAGGTAGATGATCTCCATCATTGAGCGAGCCGACTTCGCCAACTCTCTACTCCACGCTCGTACCTCGTACCATCGTTTATTACCTAGAAGTCGCTTTGTAGCTTTCTTGTGAAAGGGTGCTGGCTCGGCAGTGCAATAATTGGGAAAGTAGTACTTAAACCACTCTTCAGGATTACCCTCAAGCTTACGCACCCGCTCTCTTCGCTCGTCCTCGGTCTCATTGGCATTGATGGGCGACATCTGCATCGTCTCCACGATGAGGTCGTCCCAATTCTCCAGAGCAATCCTCTGGTCAAGCGGCATTCTTTGTGTCCTCTTCTTTGCCATCGTTACCTCAGTTTGTACTTTACAAAGTCATCTAGAAGCGGGGCAATTCTCTGAGCCTCCTCTAAGTTTCGCTCCCTAAGCCAGCGGACAAATTGGCTAAAGGCACTTACCACCTCACCCACACCACTCTCACGCTCTAGCTTATCTATGGAGCTGGAGAGCTTGGTGATGGTATCGGCTTCCTTCGCATTGGGGAATCGCTCCCCATCTTCTCTACTCGCTATGCTCGCATTGATCTCGGAGAGGTGGCTGTAAAGGTGACTCAGCTGCTCCTCACGGGTCACGGAGAGGGAGATACGGAGCTTGTCCCACATCTCCGTCGTCACCCACTTACTGACCGTCTTGGGGGTTACACCCACCTTCTCGGCGATTTCCTTTTGGAGCATCTGCTCCTTGGTGTAGAGGAGCTTTGCCCACTCCTTTTTCTGCTGATTGGTCATCCTTGCCATGTCTCTCTCCTTTACCTCTTCTTTCTTAGTTCGTCTATTACGCCATCTAGTCCCTCCTCTGCTTCTACTCTTTGCTTAGGTGCTTTGGGGTCGTAGTGTGGCTGATCCATTGCCTCAAGCATCAGACTTGTCCACGACTGCCCCCATAGCAGTTCCTTGTGTGTCAGTCCTCGCTCTGCTTTGAGCTTGCCCAGTACACCAAAGGGGCTATCAAGTCCTACAACTCGTCCTCTTGCCTCCCCTTCCTCTTCTTGACCCGCATCAAGCTCGTCACGATCATCGCTACCGATGCGGTAGTACTCCGAAAATCCTCTACCCTCATCATCTGCTTCACTACCGAGTAGAGCTCCAGCAGACTTACCCATGTTATTGCTTCAAGTTTCTTAGCGAACTTGGTGAGCTTCTCTTCGTCCACTGCCTTACGCCCCAGCACCGCAATAGCTACTACCCGTGTAACTCCCTCTACCTGATTGGGCGTGGGTGTCTCAGTGAGTAAGAGTGAAGTGTCACTAAGCTCGTAGGCGAGTGCTTCACGGCAAATGAGGAAGACAGTACCTGTGAGCGGTGGGCGGATGGTCACCTGATTGAGCCGAAGTAGTTGCTTATAGAAAGGGGCGGGCAGCCTAAACCGCACGCCCCTTTCCAGTATCAGGTCGATTGCCCTAGTGGGGATCTCGTGAGTACTCATAAGCTCGACCCCTTCCCTTCCACGATGTCCACCTGCCAGTCGGGCGAGCCTGCAAGGCAAGTAAACTTGAATGGATATCGCTCCAAGCCACCCTTACCGATCCCAGGCTCATACTTCACATAGCCCGTAATGTTGGTGCAGATGATGTGGTTGCCGCTATGATCCACCACCTTCATACTCTTATTGAGTACGCTGATCTTTGAGGAGTGGTGATAGCCGTCGCTCTCCTTAGTGCCACCGAGGAGGAGTGCCTTCTGCTCATCAGTAAGCCCTAGGAATGTACCACTGATGATGATAGGTTTTGCGGTGTAATCCACAAAGACGGGACTATCCACCTCGTGTACATACACCTCCTCTACATCGGGGTCTTCTTGGCTAAATGCCAGTTCGTCATCTCTCAGAGTAAAAGGTAGCTTCGTGGCAAAGTTCGCCGAAGCGATAGCCTCTTTGCTAGTGATAGGATCTCCAAAATAAGCCTCTTTTACTCTTCGTCTTGCTTTAATCTTTTCAGCCATAATCGTTTCTTATCTCTTTATCGTTATTCCAATTCTTATCATCCAATAGATGAGGGTGGCGATGCCCACCCACATCAGCATGCGTTGCCACCAAGTAAACTTATTAGTCTCCACCTCCTTGATGACCTCCACGGGGACTTCTTTGGTAACGGTGCGGGTGAGGTACTGCACTCGTGTAGGTGGGTTGATCGCTTTGAGCCGTAGCTCCGAACCATTGAGCCACCAGAGGAGCTGAAGCCGTGAGGCAGTCGCACTCTGCGGTTGGGTGATCTGTGGAGTGCCATTCGGGAGGCAATCGATCAGCAATCGAAGCTCCGTAGAGTCGGCAGGAATCTCCACCTGCTCTAGCTCCGAGGTAGTCACCTCACGGAGGGGTACAGTCTTGATGACCTGCTTCTTGCCTCCGCATGAAGTCAGCAGAAGTAGTAAGACCACCATCATCACCGAGTAGCTATTCTGTGGCATCTTCTTCATCACACTCTATTCCATTGTCTTTCATTAGTTGCTCAAGGAGCTTGATCCGATTTCGGAGCTTGGTATTCTCACCCTTTAGGCTCGCCACCACATTCTTGAAGGAGTCCAGCTCCTTTTGCATCGCCTCCATCTGTCCCTTGAGCTCAGCATTTTCTTGTTTCACTTCCACAAACTTCTCTATGATGTTGGTAAACTTATCGATCGTGCCTTGATAGCTCTCCGTGAGGGTATTGATGCTATTGGTCTGATCATTGAGAAAGTCATTGTCCTGCTTCCTCCGACCAGCAAACCAAGCCACCACGCTCCCTAGCACTCCTGCCACCGCAGTTATAAGAGTTATCCAATCCATAGTCACCTCCTCAAATCATTTCCCAAGCGTTTCGCACCACTTCCATTGTGCCTACATACTCACCACACTCCACCCTGCTAATGGCATAAGCGAGCTTAGTAAGTCGCACTTCATCTGTGGCACTAAGGAAAGTGCCCACAGGAATCCCCGAGTACACGGATGCACTTTTGATATAGGCTTCAGTATCATTCTCACTGGGCGGTGCCCAGCGAGTGATGATCTGTCGGAGGGTGCGGAGATTGTGCTTTGTGATGTAATTACGTAGTGTGATGAGGAGTGCCCTATAGCCATACTCGAGGCTCTCAAACTCCTCAAACTGCTTATCTCGCTTGGCATTCCCACGGAGCTTGCCACGCCAGTTATTGGCGTGACTCACTCGCAGGTTGCCAGGATTATTATTGCGTATGCCTCTAGGTGTACTCATTGCTTATCCTCTCTTATACAGTTGCGTTGTCTTGCACAATAGCTAGAACACCCTTACCATCGTGACGCTTTGGAGCTCCACCAGCCCTTACAAGGAAAGAGTAGATATCACCATAGTAGGTAGGGTCTTTTTCCTGACCAAACATCTCCACCTCACCAAGAGCACGAGCCACAGCATCATAATGCCACGCAAGAGCTCCAGCACAATCCGTCTCATTAGCACCTGTTTCAATCGGTGTAGTCCCAGCGTAAATAAGGGCTTCACTTCGCATCATTACATTGAAGCCATAGAGATTGCCCACCACTCCATTTGCCATATCTGCAAGACTATGGAATGCTACTGCCTCCTTTTCGGTGAGGCTCTCAAGAAGCTGGGCGTACATCATTGCATCGAGGAGCAAATAGCGATTCCCTGCAGGGATATTCTGCTTATTAAACTCCGTAAAGGCACGAGCCACATCACTCTTAGTAATCGCCTTGCGCTTCCCCGTAGCTTGATCGGTGTAGGCATCTACGCTCGCACCTGTAGTCTTAATGATTTGTGTCCCTTTAGTAGGTGCCCAATCAATAAGGATACTCTTAGCCACTGCGTCATGCAACGCCTCACGATCAGAACTGATGATACTCTGACGCTTGTCGTACGAGAGCTGCACCGTATCCGCATGAGGGATACGAATAGGATTGGTGGTAAACTCATCAATGGTGTAAGAAACATCAAAATCCTCTCTCACGCTAATCTCTGCAGGATAATCCTTGCGGTTTTTCTTTATGCCAGATGGTAGTCCAGCATTCGGGATGTGTACTATCTTGTTATTGACGTACTGGTCGGCACTGAAGCCTTTACTCAGGAAGGAGTTATTAGCAAAGAGCCCCTTCACGATATCTTCAATCCAAATTTCTCTTTCTAAAGCCATAATTGTTTCTGTGTATGTGTTGTGTTATACAGTGTTATCTCTTGAGGTGAGCAAACTTCTCGTCGTACATACGCTGATACTCCTCAGGGTACTTGTCTTTGAGTTCTGCAAGCTTGCCCGACTTATCAAGCTCATCCCAACTCATCTGTAGGATGCCGTCCTTACCTTCATCGCTATTGGTGAGCTGGCTGGCTATACTCCGTCGCTTAGGTAGGGAAACAAGCATCACCTTAGCCGCTTCGTGGTTGGCTGCAAATAGCTCCAGTGTACTCTCACGGGCTGAGGCATCTAACTGCCCCTCCCTAATAGCTGCATCTGTGAGCTCTACCGCTTCGGCTCTCTGTGCCTCTGCCTTTGCATCGTGAATGGCTTTGAGCTGATCGCTTAGCTCTTTATTCTCCATCTGGAGTTTCTCCACCGCCCTCACTGCCTCCTGCTCAGTTGCACTGTCGGAGAGGGAGAGGAGCTTTAGTAAGTCCTTATTCATCTTCTCTTCTTTCTTTATTGGTTTATCTATCAGTTGTATTACAGTCTCTATGTCAGTAGGGTCGTCCATATTGATCTTACTGCCGTAAGCGTCATATAGGGCGAGGGCATTGTGATTAGCACCGATGGTGCAAATGCTCGCTTCTCTCACCTTCCACTTGGTGATGGTGGAGTACTTCTGCCCTGGGAGCATCACACTAGGGTCATTGGAGCTCTCTACTGCCCATGCTCCAATCGAACAAGCCTTGATGTAGCCCTCATCTACCTTGCGGGCAATCTCACGAGCTTTTTCGTCGCCCATGTCAAAGTCTGCCTCCGCTAGGATCTTGCTCTCCTCTACTCGTATATTGACCCACTTACCGATCGGTAGCTCCCAGCCGTCGTGGTTGATGAGCATCACGGGGTTTTTGTAAAACTCCGTGAGGTCAGCTCCAGCTGTAAGCATACGGAAGCCGTGGGTATTGATGCTCTCGTCATGAAGGACGAAGGTTTTAAGTTGCTTTGCCATAAAAGTGCTATCTATAATTATCTACGGCAAAGATGCTGGGCAACGTACCATAAAGCAAAAATCAGTACCATTTTGATACTGATTTCTGATTTTGAGGGCTCTGCGTGGCACTTTCAAGTACTACTCGAATGCCTTTCGGGTGGTATTCGTGCGATCTTACTTTTCATAATTGACCACCATCCACTCCTCTTGCTTCCGTCGCTTGGTACGGCTTGCACTGATAGTTCTCTCTACTTTGTGGATGTGCCAGCCGTGCTTGTCTGCATACCTCTGTATATCCTCATCAGGGAATCCTGTAAGCATAAACTTCCCCTGTACTTGACTTAATACCTCGAGAAGATCTTGGAGCTCTCTTCTCCCAAACATATCGGTATAGTGACCACAGTTGGTATCTACATAAGGAGGATCTACGAAGTGAAATGCCTCTGGAGTGTCATAGGTCTCTATCACCTGCAGGGCATCACGACTCTCAATTGTGGCATGCTCGAGTCGCTCACAAAGTTCAGTGGTGAAATCTGTCTTGGCATTTCTTAGCTTTCGGGGTTGTGCACCTCTTCGGTCATAACCAAAGCTTCCATCGAGTCGGCTGGCGAAGCCCATTTTGCTGCATACCCAAACTGCCCAAGCTCGCTCTACAGGAATAAAGAAGCTAGAATACTGAAGAATATGCCGTGCGTGGGCATGGACATCTCGGGAGTGGAGCGTGCGGTCAATCAGCTCTTTCAAACTCTCAAAGTCGCACTGTACAACGTTATAGAAGTTGACCAGGTCTAGATTGAGGTCATTGATAATCTCAGCTGGGGCAGGGTCTTTAGCAAAGAATAGAGCTGCACCGCCAGCAAAGCTCTCGGTGTACACTTTATGCTCAGGCACAAGTGGTAGAATGTGAGGAAGCATTGTCTGCTTACCTCCGTAATAAGTAATTGGAGTTCTCATTTTTTTTCGTTTGTCAATTATTATCATTACTTTTGTCTTACTCTCACACATAATACAGGTGCTACATCACCTGACCTAAGGGCTAAACTAAGCCCCTGTCGTGGTGATGTAGCACCTTTACTAGCCGAAGGTCTGTGTGAGAGCTTGCCTTGGCTGGAGGCAGGGGCTTCTTTATAGCCATCTCTGCCGTTTATGTTGATGATGGATTACTTACTTTATAGACTAAATGATCATGATGAAACAGATTCTTAAAACCTTATCGGTAGTAGCACTAGCATTCACTCTAGCCTTAGCTGGTTGTGACCTAGAGAAACCAGAGGAGAAGAAAATCAAACCGCTAGACCCCAATGCGAAGCTCTCGATTAACGTTCGAACAGCACTCAGAAGCACTTCGGATAACCCTAAACATCTCACTCCGCTTGAGATTGTCAAGCAAGCTGGACAAATGGAGTTCAAGCTGGCTAGTAACGGTCAGAATGTTCACCGCTCTGTAAGCGATGTGCAAAGGGATATTGAGAATGTTGCCATTAAGATGTGGGGTACCGATATCATCAGTGTGGAGGATGGCTCCCTTCAGGACTACTTCCTGGATAATAGAAACTATGTCTTCACGCTTCCTATGGGCGATACCATCGCTTATATTCCCAATGCTGTAGTGATTGAAGCAGCCAAGAAGATACGCCAAGCCTATAATAAGGGCGACACCGATAAGGTGTATCAGCTCTTTCAAGATGCTTTTACAGCACTTCCAATAACCGCTTCCGAGTATAAGGAACTGGTTAAGCAAGGCACTAACTAACTCTCTATTCATAATCGTTTTTGGTAAGGACGCTCATTCGCATGGGTGTCCTTACTTTTATGCATTTTCTCCTACACAGTTATAACTAAAGGCGGCATCTCGAAGCCCATTGGTGCCGTAGATCATCACCACAAAGTAAGTCTCTCGGACATCTGTAAAGTTGGCACTCGCCAAGCTCCCGACATTCTCAACAGTCACTTGGGGAGTGTAGCGTGTATGTCCAATAGAGTGGTGTACCTTATACTTACCATAGGCGATTTTCTCAACTCGAGCCTTTGTGTAGCCCTGTGCATCGGCATACCGTCCCCATTGATAGTTTACGGTACCATAGCTATCACACCTACCACCTGCTAGGACTCCTGGGAGGTCGGTTGCTCCCTTAAGCGTCAAGAAGGCTTTTGGGTCATCCTTATCAATTACAAAGTGTTTACTGATGCCGTAATATGCCATCATGCCCCTAGAGGTATAGCGGATATAGTTGATATTAGGGGAGTCATACATCACTCCTCTAAGGTTGGTAATTTGGACACTCCCTGACACTGTAGCAATACCATCACCGCTATACCCCAGTGATAGATACAGGTCATAACTACCGACTGGCAAATTGGTCAAACGATCCTCAATCGTTACGTCAGTACTTGATGAGGTGGAGCCCCAGTAGAACTCCACATCAAAGCGTTCATCATCCATATACCTCTGTTGTACATTAGCCGAAGCAGTGGCAATAACTGATGAACCAAGTGCATAAATAATGATTTGACTACCATGAGTTCGCCTTAGAAAGAGACTCACAGTACAGTTTCCCTCTACGTAATCAATATAGTCATCACGAACATCACCCAGAAAGCCATCTCCTGCTATCGTTGCTGTAGCCACTAGCCTAGTACTGAACTTAAATTCACCACCTTCCTTGGTCAGAGTTAGAGCTGAATTAGGGAGGGTATGAATACCACTACTATTCACGCTGAAGGAGGCAATTGTCCTGACGGTCTCGCCAGCCTGTGCCTGTAGTTGTGCAATACTAAGCGGAGTCCCGCCATGTGTCATATATGGTTCTCCATTCGTCACCCATTCCAGTTCATTATTCTGAGGGTTATATCGCAGATCAGCAAACTTAAATCGTCCATTCTGCCAAATCTCTACCAGACGGCTCTCTGGTGCACCTCCCTTACCACGGAAATTCTTCACGCCAGCACCTATGAAGGGCATATCACCACCCAAGGCACTCATATACCCAACGATATTACCTTCTATAGGCTTGGTGTACTTGACGACGGCACGCCCACGAACATAACCACCCATAGAGAGGTTGCTGGCGAACCAATTCATAGGTTGCCATGTCCCATCATCGCTAAAGTGAAGCTGGGGTGTGACACTTACGACTGGGTTATCTTGGTAATAGTAGGCTACTGGTATTTTCACCTCGCTAGAATAATACTCGTCATCTTGATAGCCAATAAATAGTTTTGCCCAAAGTACTGGTCTTGCTGAAGTAGGATTTGTAGGGGTGACTACCCAAGTGCCAGTTGGAGGTGTGACATCATTAACTCCAAGCTGATACTTGCTTTCCATGTCGGCAAGAGGTAAATCTTGACCATTCATAGAAAAACCACTAAAAACCTCCTCCTTGGAAATTACCTCGTCACCGTGAGGAGTATCCTTTACAGCAATCATATTGGTGAGCACTAGTCCACCATGAATGTTCGTGGAGCCGTCACGAATTGCCCTTGTGATGTACTTCTGCTGGTTTATTGCTGTTTGTAACCTCTCCTCACTCTCCTTCCTGCGAGCCTCAACATCCTCTGGTGCCTCAGTCCAGTCAGTGGCCTTATTGCCCTTTTCCAGCTTATAGCGGGAAAGACGAATAGAATTCCCTCTAGTGTTACCTGATTGACCTGCATAAACAATCACATTGGTCGGATATGTCTTTGTTCCTGCACCTGACATAATTGTTGCTTCTATTCTCCCATTAATAATTGGGACAGTAGCACTCGTTCCCCAGCTTCCTGGCTTGTACATATAGACAGTAATACGATTTACTGTTCCTACTAGCACCTCAACATCTGCGGAGAAAGTATAGACTCCTTCGCTTTTTACAGTATCTACAAATGTGTAATACTTAAAATTATCAGTGTCCTTACCAGTGTCTGGTGCCGTTATGGTTATCGGTGTTGCTGAACCTAGTATAAGGTTTCGCCCTCCAATCTGAAGTTCATTGATAGCCTCCCACTCCGAGCTAACTGCATAGCCTGTATATTCCGTTCCATCAGGATTGGAATACTCAATCTTTACACGGCTCCAGATATACTTACCTGGCTCCCATGTAGGTTGGGAAGTACTCCAGCCAGTAGTCGGCTGTACCGTCTTACTAGTGCTAATAGCGTACTCTTCAGTAATGATATCGGCACTTCGTCCATCATTGCCTCTCTTTGGTGTAATGTTTACAGGACCCGTATAGGTCGGGTTACCACTGGAGTAAACCGTCTTGGTGCGTGTCCACAGTTGTTCGTTACCTGTAATGGTTGGAGCCGTAGTCTGCCAACCCGATGAAGGTGCCGTCCCAGGAGTGCTATTCTTCGCAAACTCAGCATCTACCTTAGTAACGCTTACTCCATTCGTTCCAGTGGCTCCATGAGTACCGATAACTCTCTTTGCTGTCTCTTCCCTAGTGCCATCTGAGTATATGATCTTCTCATAATTCCACAGATACCTGTAAGTCGTGGTGGTGGTTACTACGTTTGTAACCCAGTTTGAAGGAGGTACAGTGTTAGAAGTACTAACTTGGTAGTACTCCACAATGCTAGAAATACCCCTGCCAGGTAGCCCATCTTCAGACCATCTGCCAATAATTACAGGGCTAGTTGTAGTGGGAGTTCCTTTGGTATAGCTGATTACCTCATAATTCCATAGGTAGGGCTTCTCAGCTGTCATGGTCTGAATAGAGTTTGTCCAGCCTTGAGTCGCTGTTGTCACTCCACTTCCATTTGCACTAGCAAGGTAATAGTTCACAACACCTGTGATACTCACTCCATCTGCTCCATCGGTGCCATCCTTAGAATTAGGGATATATACACTATTGATCGCTGTTAAACCTCTGTAATGAATTCGGACATGAAGATGAACACCATCTATATAGCTATTATCTATAATATCCAGTTCAAAGCTATGACTTGAATCATCCCAGAGTACATCATCATGCCAGCTGTCGTCATCACTTATCCTCCACTCCACTAACACCATTTCATAGTCGGTAATTTCGTTCCCGTCATACATCACGGTTAGCTCGGGTTGCCAGATATTACTAACCTCTCCATTCCGCACCTCACCATTTAGGGAGATGGTAAATAGGAGTGAGTGTGCATCTTTACCGTCCTCCCCTTTCTTGCCATCTTGTACATGGTAATAGGTGTAGGAGTTGGTCGCAAGGATATTGACTGGCTTGGTGGTATAAGGAGCTTCGTTTATGGTCTCCCAGGCTTCTGCATAGATTACATCCAGCTGTATGCCATATAAGGATTGAGGCTCATGATAATAGTCGTCAATGAAGTAATCTCTATTTGTCGGACTATTTGTCAAAGGCTCAAGTTCGTAGTCCTTGCCATGATTAAGGATAGTGCCATCTGAAGCCCAACCTTTACGAAATACCCGCAACTTACTTATATCTATCGGTAACTCATTACTGTACTTGTAGAGCTTTGGGGAGCATTTACACGCCCCATAACCAGCACTATCATTGTAAACAGAAAACACCTCCGTAAATGGACAGTGAATCTGATAGCCACTCTTGGCGACTGCATCCTCAGTGTCTTCAGCCCACTCCTCTAGTGAACCACCTCTAAATAGAATGTTACCACCTATCTCGCCCCGCTCAAGGTCAAAATAAGTTGAGCCATCTAAGCTCTTAATCAGCCGAGTGGTCAGCCCGTCAGGTGTTAGTTCTGAGTAGCTGTACATCGGTGCGAAGCTCCTCATACCCTCTCTTTCTGAGCTGAGCAAGCCTACTAATAGATTAAAGTGACTTGCACTTTCAAAGGGGCGTGCCTTATCGTCCAGCTCGAATGCACCTGCCGTTCCATTTTTCTCTACCTTGGCATAAAGGTAGTAAGGTGTAAGCTGGTTAGTGAGGGCTGGGCTTTTGTACCGTGGCAAATCCCAGTAACGGAAGTCAGAAGGCTTCCTATTGAAAGTAATCGTGTCTATTCCTAGTGTGCGATGCTGAATGATACCTGCTTGTACATCAAGCGAAGCTCCTACTTTATTCCATGTGATAAGGTGATTAGCAGTCGCAGGTGCTGCCTTGGAGGTCACAAAGCGATACTGCAGTGCTGCACTACCCACCAGCACCTGCATGGTCTGCAATGCTACTGGAGAGAGTGTCGAGGTAAATTCGCTCCCCATCTGCTCCAGAGCCTCCTGAAGCATCGTCTGGGTCTCCTTGACCTCCTGCCAGCCTCTCTGAGCCAATCTACGAGTCTGCTTATCTCTCTCCTCTGCTAGCACAGGCTCTGCCTCCAGCTTGCCGAGGTCGCTGGAGAACTCCCCTGCTATGGGGGCATTGCTGAGTGTGAGCTCAGGATTCCAAGGGCGGGTAAGTGGGGTCTTGATGGCGGTGATTCGGATGACTGAGCCATCGGGGTGAAACTGTGGATCGCTGAATAGGATATGTCCTCCTGGGATAAATCGCCCACCTATCTCTAGCCATTGATCGCGAGTGTGTACGGGATCTACCTCGCCATCAAAGATGAAGGTGGGGTGGATCTGCTCCGATAGATACTTTACGGAGTCCTCAAGCATCCTTTGGCTCGCATTGGTGAGATATTGGTCGGGTAGTGAGATGTGGAAGATGACATACTTATCGCCCATGGCGGGGACGAATGTCCCTCCTGGCATCTCGAAGCCATCAATCTCAGCAGGTACAATCTTGAATCGTCGCTCGGCGTGTATGTAGCCTGTAAATTGATTCTCACTCTGCTCAAGGTCAAACTCTCGTCCCGCTAGAGCTCCACTTTGGAAGACAATGGTCGCTTTCTCTCCAGCAATACGATACTTGGAGTAGTCCAGCTCCTCGGGTATGGTGGTGTCAATGATGTCATAATAAGTTGCTTCGCCCTCCTTGACCTCAATTGCCTCTGTCACTCTGCCCTCACGCATAGGATAGACATCGGAGCCGTCATAACTACCCTCGGCAATACTCTTGACTTCTGACTTTTGACTGACCACCTCCACATACATACCATCGGGGTCGGTGCGGTAGGTATGTCCGTAGTATTCAATAGTTGTACTACGAGGGAGGAGGAGTGTGGGGCTACCATATTTCTTGCGGTCGATATTGCGACTACCGCCCTCGACATAGAGCCTACCAATGGGCATACAGTCGCCATCATTGTGACGAGTGACACCACTGCGGAAGCCTTTGCCAAATCCGTACTGCAGTGGGAGAGGGTCGTCTTTGAAGTAACTGACTTTGCCGAGAGATATGGTCTTACCTTTGATCTCCCATTCGGTGTCAAACTCCTTAGATACCCTACTGAGGGCGGAGAGGCAGTCTTCGTGATTGAAGGCGATGGTCTTCTCTCCTGCATCTATGCAATCACCTACCTGCCATCCCTCGTCGCTAAGGTTGAGGGTAGCTACCATCAAGCGGAGGTAATCGATGGGCTTAGCGGTGAGGAAAAACTTGAGTCGGTAGGGTTTTCCTCCTGCCACATCTTTGAGCTTATAGAGCTTCAGTAGTTCCTCTTCGCCATGGAGGAGAAGTTGGTACTCTAGCTTCTTGGTATGGGTCTTGGTTATGGCAGTGGGGTAGTAGAGCGTGTATCGGTAGCCCTCATAGTCGATATACGACCATATGGGTATCTCCAGTGGCTCGTCACTCTCCAACGTAAGCTGAAGGGTAGTGTCACCCATAATGGAACGATAGCACGTACCCTTCCACTCCTGTTTGGATTTCGAACTATCCCAGATGACGACTCCATCGGGACGATATAAAATGATAGCAGCCATAAGCACAAGCAATCCCTATTATTACTGGTGCAAAGCTGCATATCTACTGGGTGGATACAAAAAATCAGTACCAAAATGATACTGATTTCTTTAGTCATTTGTCACTTGATACCGTGATACTCTCGGGCTATGCGTAGGTAACGCTTGTAGGTGCTTTCACTAATGGCATAGACTGGGCGAACTCGATGGAAATAAACCCACCTCCCAGAGCTATCGTGACCACCAGGCTCATAATTGGCTTGATAGATCTCGTAAACTCTCAATGCTCTGTGTAGTGTGTATTGGCTAACCCTCTCCATATCCTTCTCCTTTCCTCTCTCTATCACAAAGATACAGAATTAAAGTGAAAGACACCTACCTTTCGCAGGTGAGTGTCTCTCTTGGTTTCACTTAATCGAATTATGAAAAACAAAAAGTACTTATCACTATCTGGTAACTTGCTACTCGTCGCTTGTAACTAAGTCCACATACTCAAGTACGGATTGCCAGCCTGGGAAGCCACCCACCTGACGGTCGTCGATGTAGAGGTCGGCGAAGACCTTTCGGGAGTCATTCGAATGCTCCTCGATATTCTTTCGAGCGTTCTGATTGATGCCGTCAAAGGGGATGCCCTTCTCTAGTAGCCAATTGACCGCTACTGTCTGGTCGTGACCCTCTCGGCAAGTCCAGATAATGAGGTGGTGCCCCTGCTTCTTCAGCTCCTTCATAGCTGCCACCGCTCCCGCTACCGTCGCCCCCACATGGGGGTACTCTCGTGCATTCAGCACGCCATCAAAGTCTACAGCGATAATTAGTGACCTAGTCTCCTTCACACTTGCCTCCTCGCTCTCCCTAGGTGAGATAAAACCAATATTTACAGCTGGATGTGGTGGAGCTGGTCTCATCATATCACTAGCAATTGCACTAATAATATCACTCATTTCTTACCTCCTCTCTTTGCTTCTTTTCTTAATCTATCTCGTTCCGTTCTTATGTCATATATCAAAGACCTCATCTTGTCATTGCGGATAAAGTCGCTTAATAGTATAACCACCGCTATCCCAAATAATTCTAGACATAATATCCAAGTTGCTTGATTATGAATAAATCCTTTGATAATATCAATAAGGAGATAAGCACAAACAACCCACAAGAGGAGTACCGAAATACCGAGTACTCTGTGAATCCACATCAACTTCTCTATCTTACTCTTCATCACTGCCTCCTTCCTCACTTTTGACTTCTGACTCTTGACTTTTGAGATCTGCTAATACCTCATCGAGGGTGTCCACTTCGGTCATACCGAGGGGGATATACCGCCAGGCATTGTTCTTGTCCTTGACTTGGCAGGAGATAAATCTCTTCGTCATCGTGGGATTGTAGCTATTCTCTATGATACGCACGCCCTCCATAAATTCATCAGAGCCACTATCCTCGGCATACCTACGGAGCTGCACGATACGGCTCGCCTTGAGATTTCCCTGTCGGTCGGTACTGAGGAGCTGTACTAACATACTAACGAGCGTCTTGGACTTCTCATCACTTGCGAGACTCCCTAGATACTGATGCACCAGCTCAATGCCCTCATTGACGGTGTCAAGATAGCCATCCACTACATTGTACCCGAGGGTCACCCTCATAGTAGAGTCAGTATTAGTAAAGGTATGCGACCGCTGTCCACCCTCCTTCAGTCCAATTACATCTCGCTTCATATCAATAAGCTGGTCAAACATCCCAAAGACACGCTCCTTGCGGTCTCGCATGCTCTTACTGGTATCCACGAGCCAGCCCACAGCCTCGGCGACTACGACGTCCGTCATCTCTCTGTACGCCTCAAGGTCAGCCGCCTTACGCTCAGCTGCCTCCCGCTTTGCTCGCTCTGCCCGTAGAGCTTGTAGCTCCTGGTACTCCTCAGGGGAGACCTCCATTACTTTCTTAGTTTCCATATACTTTCTTGTCAGTCTTTATGTAAAAAATTTGGTAATTATTATTCTCTGCGCCCTCTTTTGGCTCTTGACTCTTGCCCTCTGTCTTTTTTTGATTTATCGCCCTCATCTTGCGGGTGAGTGCTTTTAGTTCTACCACAGAGAGGTGATAAAAGGGCTTTCCTGCGATACGAGGTTGTACTACAAAAACATTCACCGCATCCCAGTCGGCTGTATCAATGCCGTACTTTTGCAATTGGTGGAGAGCTGAGGAGCGTGCCTTACGCAACTCTGAACTACTACCCTTGAGTTGCTCCTCGAGGAGCTTCACACCGCCCTCAAATTCCTTATCAGTAAGCTCACGAAGGCTTGAAGTCCGTCCACCGCTCATCTGATCAGCCACCATCTGCTTCGCTTCATCTTGATCCAACTGTGGCATCACCTGCTTCAGGAGACAGTAAAACCTTGCGTAGTTCCTTGGTGGTTTTCTCTTTTTTCTTATCTTCTCCATAATCCTCTCATCACTTGTCACTCGTCACTGCATGATCGCATCATATATCTGATAGCGGGTCATCACCTCCATCGGTCCCAATTGATCCTCGTGGAGAGCATCCAGCACCTCCACAAGCGTAGCAGCTTCTTGGAGGTTAAGGGAAAGCTTGCGGGGCTTATCGACATAGGTGAATAGCTTGCCACTCAGCTTCTCTCTCAACTTGTAAGCTCGCTCAAGACAAGCCATCTCAGAGATATGCATCCAGTCGCCACGTGTATCTATATACCACCGTAGCATCTCCACTACAGCCGTTATCTGTCGCTCTGAGAGCTTCATCTTGTATTTCTCTGTCTTAATCATAATTTTCTTCTTTAAAGGAGTGAGGATTCGGAGCTGTGTCAGCCTCTACTCACTACTCCCACTCAATACTCACTACTCACTGAGCTTCCCAGTACCTCTGAGCTGCTTCTTCCCAAATATTGATCCAGCCTCGCTCACCAATAAATCGCCCTTTGCTAAAGGCTCGATACCCCTCTACCCATATCTTGAGCATACTGTCGTACATCACACTCTTGGCACTTCGACCGCTGGGGTTATTACCATCAGCGTGGCTCACAAAGATGAGCAGGTGATTGGGGAGCTGCTCCTTAAACTCTATGTACTGCTTGTAACTCATCTGTGTATACTGAAAGCTATCTATGAAGACTATCTTGGGGCTACGACGCTTCTTGAGCCTACTAAGGAGTGTATCCATATCTTCACACACAAATCGCACCCGCCTATTGACATGCTGTAGCCCTACACGCTCGGCGGCATTCATCAGACTGAGACTAGCACCCTCCTCAAGGCTATTATAGAGGACTACACCATGCCTCGAAAGCTCTTTGGCAAGTGAGAGTGCAAAGGTGGTCTTACCATTGCCGCTCTGCCCCCATATAATCCAAGTGCCAATCACCTCAGGCTCTCCAAAGGCGATCTTCCACTCGGGACTGAGCTCAAAGGTCTCTTTCTTCTGGGCCAATAGCTGGCTCACACTCAACGCTTGCTTTGCCATTGACTATCTCCTCGCTTGTACTAGTTTCTTTACTCTGCGGAGGTCATATTGGTACTGGTCGGCATCCCGTACGATCTCGTCGATAGCTCGCTTATCTTCCACACCATTGGCTTTGCAGATGCCGAAGACATCTACACCTGTAGTAGGGTCTATCACATAAAACCTCCGACCCAGTCGGCTATTCATCTCGGCATACCCTCGCTTCTCTAGGACGAGCCCCCTCTGCATACGCTTCTCAATGTAGGAGGTGGAGAGGAAGGTCATGCCGCACCTATCCTCTAGCAAATTGTACAGCTGTATAAAGTAGTGGAATACACTATCTGAGAGTTTATCTGCCTCATCAAAGATGAGGAGCGGACGATCCATGCTGAGGAGCTTATCCACCACATCCATCAGACTCTCACGGAGGTTTTGCTTGGGCAAGCTGAAGCCCAAGCTCCTACTAATCGTATTGAGGAAGTCCCTGCGGTGCATATCCTCGCTACATAGCACATAGTAGGCGTGATCAGTGATGCTGGCATAGTGCCTAGCTGTGGTGGTCTTGCCACTCCCAGCTTCTCCCACTACCCAGGTGACACTACCCTCACGGTGGCACCGCTCTAGCACGTTACTGATCTCGGTGTAAGCACTTGTGGCGACAATCTGCCACTCTCTCAAGCGTGATGTCTTAGCATCCACACGGCGAAGCATATCGTCGCTCACCTGCTCCCAATTACCCTTTAGGATGGCACTCACGGTAGCCCCTCCAATGCCTAGACGCTTACTCGCCTTGGCTTGACTGCCACTGGTCTTGACATACGTAGCTAGCTGATGCTGAATTCTTCTTTTGTCTTTCTCTTCCATAATTCACGATTGTTTAATATTTAATACTTTGAAATCCTATCTCTACTACTTTCTTCACTCTGCCGTGCTAACCAAGCATCCTCATAGTCCATTTTACTCTCCGCCTTCATCACCTGACCCAGCGATACTGGTTGGGACTTTAGAATGACCATCTCATGGGTTGGCTTCACCTGTACCACCCTTGGCATCTTGTCACTTGCCACTCGGTGGGGGGAGGGCTTGTCACTCTTTGCCACCTTCACTCGCCCACGGTACTGCTCCTCTAGCTCTCTAGCCCGTTCCTCAATCCGCTCATTCTCAGCGGTGGTGAGCCCTGTCACTCGTGGCTGTACATAAGTGCGTCCGTAGAGGTAATCAATAGCTCTGCCTCGTGCCTCACGCTCCATACGCATCTGCTTGTCCATCTGTACTAGGATCTGTGCATGGGTGGCATCATCTGCGGTCTGATCTTGAGCTGCACGAACTACATAGAGGTATGGTGTAACCTCTCGCTCGAAGCGTAGCTCACCATCGGGGTCGATACTGAGGAGGCACGCTTGGTTGAGGTCATCGGGGTCGTACTTCACTTGGAACTGTCGCCCAGTATTCTCCAGCAACCACTCAAGGTCGGGCAAACCCCGCTCATCAGTGACCTCGTAGGTGTAGGGCTTATTATTCACCGTGATAGTGATACCACTCTGGGTGTAGGTATTGGTGTGGGTGTGTTGCTCCCAAAATATCCTGATGTAGTCCATCCTCGTGACGGCAGGCAATTCGTCATTCACCAGCTCGGCATAGAGCTGCTGACGGCTCTTCCCATCCTCAGTCACCACGGTCTCATTCCACCTGCGTACAGCCGTCTCGTGCTGGGCGATCATCCCCTCGTAGGAGGGTAGATAGTCGTCCTTATTGGCATTGAGCCACTCGATATTGGGGCGACCTGTTCGGGCGGTGATGTTGGTGCCAGTGAAGTTGGGGAACTTATGGAGTTCCACCCGCTGGAGGTCACCGATGACACTTTCTATCAGCTTGGAGCTACTGCGGTAGGGGGCAGAATTGCTCCGCATCAGGGCGATGCTCTCGATAAATTCTCGCCCCCTGCCACTCTTGGCAGAACCCTGGTTGTCAGTCTTGATTTGATAGGGTCTCTCGCCCGCCCTCTCGAGTGCCATCCGAAAGGCTTTCCGTATCATCTCGTAAGTCTCTCCTTCGCCGTAGCTCCATCCGATAATCATGCGAGTGGTTACATCTATCACATAGTACACGTCGGTGCTCTTGCGACTACCATCTGCACCTCGGAAGTAAAGGTTGAGCCTAGATCCATCACCCTCCCATACACTATTGCGGCGGGTAGGCATGATCGTACGCTGGAGGCGGGTGAGCTCTTTATTCGCCAGTGTCTCGCCTTTCTCAGCTGCGAGCCACTTTTGTTTGATAGCTGGGTCATTAAGGTAAACCGTGAGGCTCTGGAGGGTATCAATCGGCTTCCAGCCCATGTCAGGAGCTACACGGTTGTACTCCTCGAGGATCTGGCTATTATTTCTCTGATATTCCTTATTACGCTTTAGGGAGATGAGGAAAAGCCCTGCTTCGTCGGTGATCTTAGTGGCACTCTGATTGCCCATATTCTTATTGATGAGAGCATGGTACTTGTCACGGCGATAGGCATTGAGCTTCCTCCTGAGTCCACCCTCGCTAGTGGGTAGGGTATGCTCATGGTCGTAACGAAGTGCCTCTGAGTAGTCGAGGAGAATCGCCCACATATCGGTACGTTTATTATTGAGCTTATTGGAGGTGGCTTGGAGGTCTGCCCATCGCTTCATGATCGCATTGAGGCAGCTGGCATTCGTCGTGTACTCCTCGATGTGCTTCTTACGGAGATGTACCTCCTTGCCTTGCTTATAATAAGTATAGGTCTCATAGTAAGTGCGAGCGAAGGCATCCTCTACATATCCCGCCATCGCCTCCTCCTGACGCCTCACAAGCTCACGAGGGTCGCCGTACCGCTTTTCAAACTTCTCCTGTACCTTTGGAGGAAGTGTGTCGTAGGCGATAAGAGCTGTGATGCCCTGACCAAAGGCTTTCCGCACCTGCTTGACCTTGCGTCTGCTAATCCAACTATACAGAGTACCCTCCTTCACAAGCGGAGCATCTCCTCCGATCAGCTCGTCATAGCTCACGCATAAATATCCTTGATAGTACTCCACTTTCATCTCCTTATATTATTGGGTGTCTACTAATCTTATGAGTCGCTGCTTAAGCTTCTCATATTCTGGTATTCTTAGGTCAGCATGCTGCTCCTTCTTCTCTCCATCTAGGTACACTATGGTCATACCATCATCAAATAAGTACTCAATCCTGAGCCTACTGCCGTAGGTCTGTACCATTTTTCCAACTGGAAATGTAGTCTCTAACTCATTGCCACCTACAAGCTGACCTCCTTTGTCAAGGGCGAGCTTGCGAATCTTGGGATAAAGCTCACTCTCTCCCCGAAAATTGAGAGCCCTCCAAATCGTCGTCCTATTCACACTAAACGTACGCTGGAGAAAATCTCGAACCTCTTTCGTCACAACAATCTGCTTCATAATGGTTATATTTGTAGCCGTTCAACATTGTTTATCTGTGGACAAAGATAAACTAAATGTTTATAACATACAAACATTTCGGGGATTTTTTATTCGGTATGGATATTAAAGATAGAAAAAGAGAACAGCTTGACAAGCTTATATCTCATTACTCAAACGGTAATAAAACCAACTTTGCCGAGTTAATAGGAATTTCGCCCCAGGGATTAAACAATTGGTTTAATAGAGGGTCGTTTGATATTGAACTTGTTTACAACAAGCTTGAGAGTATTTCAGCCGATTGGCTTCTCTCAGGCGAAGGTAATATGCTCAAAGGTGAGGAAAAGTTGGAGTTTTTGGAGTCTAGAAATCAAGGTGAATTCGATCTTAACCAGATCAGTTTCACCAAATATCGAGACAAGATCATTCCGATTCAGGTGATACCGCTCTATGAATTTGAAGCAACGGCAGGCTTTCTCACCCAGGGCGACACGCCTGATGCCATATACGACTACATCCGTATTCCAAGGATGAGCAAGGTGGATGGTGCTTCTTTTGTGCTGGGTGATAGCATGACACCCACACTTAAGAGTGGGGATATTGTCGTATTTAAGCAGTACCACGACCTACAGAGTATCTTGTATGGTGAGATGTATCTTATCTCAATCTTGATAGAGGGGGACTTCCATCTCGTCATTAAGTACATCCACCGCATTGAGGGTGTGAAGGACACGGTTCGCCTCGTATCAAGCAACCCGACGCACCAGCCAATCGATGTGAAACTCGCCAATATCCACGCATTCGCACACATCAAAGCCTCTATCAGATATCATACGATGTTGTGACGCACACACTTTTAGGGCATAAAGCCGCCAAACTCCCTTTGTTTATCAGTATTCTCTCTGCTTTTGGGGTGTCATTAGTGGGTGTCATTAGTGGGTATTAAAAGCCCCTTATTTTCGTTTTAACCTCCAAATATGAGCTTTTTAAGGGGGTGCAGAGCCGAATAAAAAGCCATCATCTGCATAAGCTATCGCATAAGATAAAACACAAAACGTTTTTACATGCATAAGCTATTGCATAAGCTAATGCATAAGCTAAACCCTCAAAGCTCTGTTTTTTAACACTTGCAACCACCCTAAACCAAACCGAAATACATCCCTCTCCCGCTCCTCTTATAACGCTACTCGAACGCTCCCACTCAGACACAAGAAAAGAGCCGTAAAACCGCACCAAAAGCAATATTACAGCCCTTCTCACACATTCATACCACTACATCATTCGAACGCCACTCGAACGCTTAACATCATTCACTCGAATGCACTCGAACGCTCACGGTGAAATTAACCCAAAATGAACCCAAATGAACCAATCGTTTTCCCTACCACCTCTCCACCCAAACCATCAGACATCGCCGTCTATCAAAAGGAAGTAAGCCCCTTTCTATCCCTCCCCCTCACCCAACCATCCGTTTTACCCCCCTTAAACATGAAAGAGATATTGACTGCAACTTAAGTACCATTAGTATCTGGTCGTAATTGTAACACTAGTAAGGAGAAAAAAGGAATGATTGTCATCATTAATGGCATAAAATACATTCTTTTGCCCAATGGAGTGCTAACCCCATTAGAAGTATATTAAAGGGTAATCTAGCCGTGATAAATTCATTTGTTAATTCAAGATATGAGCACGCTTCAAAGTAGATTTAAGCTAGTTATTATATTATTATTTATTCCGATATTAAGCTTTGCGCAGTATCATATTACAGGTACTTGCGTTGATGAGCAGCAACAACCGTTGCCTTCTGTTATTGTCAAGTTAACAAAGGGTAATAACAGAGAGGTCATAAAGCATACTGCCTCTAATAGTGATGGGAAGTTTCTCCTCCAACCTATAGATAGAGGGGAGTATCATCTCCAGCTTTCGTATATAGGCTTCAAAGAAGTTGACACATTGATAGTAGTCCAAAATAGCATTGATATGGGAGCAATATCTCTAGCTATGGACTCCAAACTGTTAAATGAGGTGGTCATCTCTGCTCAAGTGCTTAATAGCTTTGGCAATAGAGATGAAATCCTCTTGACCTCGGAAGCTCTCAGCGTGGGGAATAATGCTTTAGATGCGATAAGCAGCTTACCTCAATTCAAGAAAAACTTTATGGATGAGCAGCTCATTACCGTTGATAATAAGTCCATACTCATCCTAATCAATGGTAAGAGAGCTACCTATAGAGAGCTGCAACAGATTTCGTCCAAAGATGTACAGAAGCTAGTGTACTATAGCGAGCCTCCAGCTCGCTTTGCTCACGAAAATATTGGTGCTGTCTTGGAGGTTCAAACAAGAAGGAGCAAAAGCAAGAGCCACTATTTCTATCTTGATGCGAAAAATTCATTTACAACAGGGTATGGTACCAATATGCTGAATTACACTTACTCCGATGAGAATAATCAGTTTACAGTTGGGGGATTTTGTGACTACCGAGCTCTCAATGATAATCGCATGAATAATGTCTATAAATATGGCGATGGAACGAGCAATACATATGAAGGTCTCCCTGGTAGCTATAAGGGGTATTACAACATTGGACAGATGAGGTATAGAAGATATTTCAGCAATAATGCCTTCGTGATATCTCAGCTTGAATATAGACAGAGCCCAGGGCACGAGAAATATGAACAGAGCGTGACAAAGATCTTTAATAATAGAGAGTTGATAGGGAAGAGTGGGAGAGACTTAAAGAGCAATTATAATAGCTTAGCATTCGATTTGTACTACCACCAACCTCTAGGAGAGAATAAACTTATTGGCATCAACTTTGTGAATACCATAAGTAATTCAAAGTCCAACAATAGTCTGAACAGAGTTATGGAGGGAGCGAATAAAGATTACGATTACACTTACAAAAATCTGACTCACAATAAAGTGTACTCACTAATCGGAGAGGTTCTCTATCAAAACGACTCTTGGAACTTTGGTGGACTATTTAGCCATGAGCAGCTTAGGCAGTCTGTGGGAGGGGACAAAAGCTCTCCACAAAACATCTCTAGCAATAAATTATATGTCTATTCTGACTATTCTGGTAGACACGATATGCTGAGTTATAATTTGGGAGTTGGACTAGAGTATTCTGCATTTAAAAACGGCGAGAATAAGACTTTTCGCTTTGTGATTCCGAGACCAGCTGTTACACTAAATTACAAGCTCGGCAAATCAAGTTCACTAAGATTGAATACAAACATTCAACCGACTCTACCTAGTTTAGGATACCTAGCCGATTCTCCTATATCAATAGATGAGGGATATTACTTTAGAGGCAATTCAAACCTTAAGCCCTACTACACCTCAAGAAATAGCCTAGACTTCCGTTGGAATTCCAGTGATAATAATTTCTTTATTTCCTCTTCTCTTAATTGTGACTATGCTCACAAGCCATTTATGCCTATCATATCATCAGACGGAGACCGAGTGCTGAGAAACTATGAGGCGGTAAAAAATAGTATGATATATGGGGCGTCTGTTAGCGGAAGCGCTCGTCTTTTCGACTTCCTGACGTTACAACCCTATTATCAATTGGCAGTAAAGAAATATGAGACGCCAAATCAAAAGATAAATCACCAGGTACATAGTGGTGGTATTGGTGCCTTGATTGCGTACAGAGCTTTTCAACTTAGCTATTATTTCAACTTTCCATTTACAGACGTCAATGGCGATTTCTTAGTAGATATTGGGAGCAGTCATTTTGCCTCACTTATGTGGAAGCACAAAACACTCTCTTTATCATTGGAGTGGATTAATAATCCTAACCCAACTAGGTCTTACACTGCTCTGCCTCAATTTAGTATGGAGGAGAGTACTGTGTGGAATAACTTTAGAAGCCTATTTTATGTCAAACTAACCTACTATTTTCAAAAGGGCAAATCCAAGAGACATGAAAATGCTGTGATAAGTAACCAAAGTAGAGAGACAGGTCTTGTCACCGAAAATACAGCTAAATAGCATCCCATCTATTTTATTAATTGTTTTCCATATGTGTTTTCAAAATCAGAGAGATACCATGTGTTGATGATGTCATTAATGGAAAAGATTAGTCATCTTATCAATCGCTGTTAGGAGACTCGAAAAGGTCTGGAATGAATGGGTAAGGGTAGCCCCCTTTACAATCAATAAAAGCCACATCGTAGGCGGTACTCTGCTCGCGTACCAAATGGGCTACCTCAATATCCACTACCCCTTGGAGTAGCCCACGATTGATTTTGCAGGTGCCAATCTTATTGAGAATGTTGCACGAAGTGCCATTCTCGCACATTTGCTTCAAATGTGCCGAGACT